TTTCATGTGTTTCCTTTTTTGTTTTTAATCCTATTGATTACATTATCGACAGCATTTTTATATGTAAAGGTTTTTCCCGCAGCACTTGTTACCACCTATCGATATCTTAGACGCTCAATAACTCTATTTGTTTTAAACCCTATTAATTGAGCGGAGAAAGATGATGACTAACTTAACCTGGACAAAAACAAAGCCCACACTACCAGGGCACTACTGGTTTAGAATTTTTTTTCCTGAGCAGAACGTCTATTTGCAGAAGCCGCATGTAAGAGAAGTTGTTATATTGGACGATGCGCTTTTTATCAAAGATCCTAAAACTATTTCTGTTGCTGAGCTTGACGCTAATTGTGAATTTGCAGGACCAATAGCCTCGCCAGAAGAAACTGTAACTCAATCGGTTGAACTAAAGAGTACTTTACATGGAATGACGGTTGATGAGTCGCTGGTGATTAGCAAGCGTGTTGTAGAGTTGCTTAAGAAGGAATGCAAGCAAATGGGCATACAATACAGTAATCGGCCATTGCTTATTGCTGCTTATGCTGCAGGTGGTGGCTCTCTAAGCCAGCACGACCTAATTGCCTGCGACCTTGCTTTCGACATGGGAAAAAATAGCATCAAATAAATCAAGCGGTTTATTCATCTTTCCTTTTTTATGTTGGGTTAAGCCCTCTTAGTTTTTTGGCTAAGGGGGCTTATTTTTTTAGCACAGTTTTAAAAAAAGGGTAAAACGCCTGTAAGCGATTTTAAGGCATGTGTTTTTGTGATTGGCTGTAATGGCTCGTGTTTAAATCGTTTAAACGCTCTCAGTTGAATTTAAACACGGTTTAAACTTGGTTTAATGATTATTTAAAGATGTGTTTAAGTGAGTATACCAATTTTACGCGGTTTAACTCTTTCGCCCTCGCCTTGGCTCTTTTTTGTGAGCGCATTTATTTGAACAGTAAAAATAGCCATTTAACTTAATGGGTGTATAGAGTGGTGAATTACAAAAAGTACATGACAAATATGCTTGAGCATGGCTGTCATACTCACAGTCAGAGCATTGATCATCAAGATATGTTTGCTCGTCTTTCGTTAGAGCTGTTTGACAACTTGAACAGTGGGCCATAAAAATTCCTTGCGACTTTTTTGATACCCGCTTAGCCTATATTAGTTACCCTATACCCTTAGCTGTAAAGTCTTTTCCAGCAGTCTCCCCTTTCTTTGATTCATACACTAGGTGCCAGTTAATTCATTTTTGGCACTTACATCATGGCAAAGAAAGCAAGCACAAATACACAGTTCGATTGGTTTGAAGTTTTTAAAGCTGGCACCCAAACAGACAGCAAAGGCAATACCCAAACTTTTAGTAACGCTGATTTAAATAGCGTTGTTACTAACTTCACACCTAAAACCGCACCGCTTGTAATCGGCCACCCTAAAATGGATTCACCAGCATGGGGTTGGGCCAGTGAACTAAAAGCCGAAGACGGCGTACTTTACGCTAAAGCAGATGAAGTAAGCAGTGAGTTTGCTCAAGCCGTTGAAGATAAGCGCTACCCTAACCGCTCAGTTAAATTAGAAAAAGTCGAAAACGGCTACAAACTTGCCCACATTGGTTACTTAGGTGGCAAGCCTCCTGCTGTTGACGGTTTAGCCTGGCAATTTAACCAGGATGAGAATGCCGACACCCTTACCTTTGAATTTGCTGCCGGTGATATGGACAGTATATCGCTACGCACATCAAACACCCTCACACGCCTTATGAGCAATTTGCGCAACTTCATAACTGACCGTTTTGGTAGTGAAGCGGCAGATAAAGTTGTGCCCGAATACGAATCAGAGTGGTTAAAAGAAGAAACCATCATTGCTGAGCATGAGCGAGCCAAAGGTAATGCCGAATTTAGTAAAGGTGAAGACACCACCACGCCCCCAACCAATGAGGACAATGCGATGGATGAAGAAGAAAAGAAGGCACTTCAAGACCAGCTTGATGCAGCCAATGCCAAGAACAAGCAACTTGAATACACCCAGCGTGTAACAGCTGCTAAGACGTTCATCAATGATGAAGTTAACAGTGGTGATGCACCGCGCTTAACTAACACAGATGGCGTAGCTGAGTTTATGGCAAGCCTTGGCGATGGCGACACAACGTTTGAGTTCGCTGCAGCGGATGGCGAGAGCCAAACACTTAAACCAGCAGAATGGTTTAAAGGCTTTTTAAAAGGCTTACCAGAGCAAACTGGCTTAACCAGCGAGTTTAGTAAAGATGATACGAGCGACGAAGACGGCAACGACACAGCTGAAGTGCTTGCTGCGAAAGCGCTTGAGTACCAAAAGTCACAATCTGACAAAGGCATTACGATTAGTATCTCGTCTGCGTTAGACCACATTAAGAAGGTATAAAACCATGGCGCAACCAGGATTTATTAGAAACTTTTCGGCTGTTTCAGCAATTGCAGCAAATCGCCTTGTCGTTGTATCAGCACTAGAAGATTTTCATGTTGCTGCTGCAACAGATGCAAGCGCAGTATTTGCTGGCGTAACAGAGCAAGGCACTGATAACCACCTTCGTGTTGATGTAGTGATGACACAAAGTGCCCCTGTTGAATTTGGTGGTGATATTGCAGCGGGTGACTTAATTGTTGCTGATGCTGAAGGTAAAGCCATTGCATTGGATTTGGCCGACTATGTAGGGGAAACCCAAATTCATGTTGCTGGCTGGGCAATGGAAACCGGCGATGCTGGCACCATTGGTGACATCTTTTTAGCGCCGCAACTCATTGCGACGATTCCAAGCGCGTAAGGCGCTTGGGTTAACTTAATTTCATAAAGTGAGGAATTGCCATGAGTAATGGTATGCCATTTACACCCGATACAGAGCAAACGGCTATTGCCATTGCTTATAAAAACAAAAAGCTAATTGCTGACCAATTAGCCCCTTATTCGCCTGTTGGTAAACGTGCATTTAAATGGACTGAGTACAATAAAGGCGACAAGTTTACCTTACCTGATATGAAAATTGGCCGTAAATCGAGCCCGAATCAGGTTGAATTCTCTGTTACCGAGAAAGAAAGTTCAGTGGTTGATTATGGTTTGTCTGACATTATTCCAAATGATGATGTGGATAACGCACCAGCTAATTACAACCCGCGTACACATGCGGCTGAAAGTATCACTGATTTAGTGCTACTTGGTCGTGAGGTTCGTGTAGCAGAGCTGTATAACACCGCGTCGAATTTTGGTAAGCATGAAAGTTTATCCGCTGCAGGTTTTAAATTCTTAGATGATCCAGAACTTGATATCTTGCCGTTCTTACTTGAAATTCTTGATGAGCCGTTGATGCGCCCTAACGCGATTAATATGTCTCAAGCAGTTTCAACTAAAATTCGCACTCACCCAAACCTTGTTAAAGCCTATAACGGCACTAGTGGTGATAAAGGCCTGGTGCCTTGGAAATGGATTTTAGAGCAGCTTGAGCTTGAACATATCAATGTTGGCCAAGCACGTTTAAACACAGCTAAAAAAGGCAAAGACGTTAACTTAAAACGCGCCTTTGCTGACAACTTATCGTTTACCTATCACGACCCGCTTGCGTCGTTCCAAAATCAACGCATGACATTTGCATTGACTGCACGTTACGGCTCACGAACGTCAGGCAATCGTGATGTATCAGCTGGTTTAAATGGTGGTGTAGAAGTCATGGTAGGTGAAGCAGTTAAAGAAGTCGTGATTGCAAAAGACTGCGGCATCTTGCTAACCAATGTACTAACACCTGCAGGTTAACTTTAACGCGTATTTCCCTGATAAAGCCCCCAGTTCCGATTTACTCGGGGGCTTTTTTTACTAACTGAGGCATACATGTTTACAACAACTCAAACAGTTATCGACAAAATTGGCATTAATGTGCTGTTGCAATTTGTATCTGCAAAATTTGCAGAGCCAGGTGCATACCCTACCCGTGACGATGTAGAAACAGCGTTACTGGGTGAACCTGAAACAGAGTTGCAACAGCAGATTGCTGCTTGGTACAGCGAAGCACAAAAAGACGTTAACGCCACTATTACGGGCTTTGTAGCACGTTTTAAGTTAACACAAGACGATATTAACACGTCGGTTTTGCCAGGCATTGCGATTGACTTAATGCACTGCGAATTGGCAACCAATATCGCCGACGAACACCTTAAAGAACTGAACAAAAAGGCCATGGCCCTATTAGACAAAGTTAGTAAAGGTGTGATCCAAATTAAGGAAGATGCGCCTGCAGGCTCAAGAACTGGGATGCGAACAAAAGCTGCAGGCTCTCAATTTGACTGGGACAGGTACTAACGATGGCTGGGGTATTTATCGATATATCGGGTAATGCACTGCCCCGCCTGAGCCAAATTGCAACTACCAGTGAAAGAGCTACCGATGTATTGGACGATATCGGCGCATTTTTAGACATGGACGTCACCACCCGCTTTTTACGTGAAATGACACCTGAAGGGCGTAAGTGGGAACAGTCACAGGCTGCAAAAGACCGTGGCGGTTTAACACTAACCGACACACGCAGCTTAGCTGGCTCTGTTACACACAACGTAAGCTACAACACGTTAGTGCATGGCCTGGGTGAAAAGTATGCCGCCATACACCACTTTGGTGGTGAAACAGGACGCAACAAAAGCGTAAAGCTGCCTGCACGACCAATACTCGGTATTGCAGCAATACAAGAAGCAGAAATTAACGACATCGTTGAAGACTGGTTAATTTAAAGTGAGTTTAAAGAGGGTTTAAATGTCATTTAACTTTGATTTAAACAAGGTCGAAACCGTCCTTAAACAATCTGCAATTAGCGCAACGCTTGGCTTTTCAAGTGACTTTAACGAGGTGAGGAAACGTGCGGTGCACAGTTCGCACCTATTTGTTTTGCCCCTTGCTGAAGATAACCAGAACACAAACCAAGTACCAGGGCTTGATGAATACCAGGTACATGAAACATTTGCAGTGATGATTGTTATTCCTTGCCTTACAGGCAACGCAACAAGTAATGCCGAAATTAAAGAGTTAAGAGGCCAAGTGAAAGAAGCCATAGCCGGTTGCCAGTTTGAAGGATGGGACCCGATTAAGCTAGATAAAGGCCGCACTGTTGAGCTTAACAAAGAAACAAACAACTTAATTTATCAGTGCCAGTTCAGTGTAACTGGTATTCATACCGTAACTGTGAAGGTGATGCCATGAGCAAACAAACCGAATCGCAATCGACAAAACCAGCACCAGAAAAAGGCGTTGCTATTACAGAGCCTAAAGTGTCTCGTGCTATGGCCATTGCGAACAATGTAAACAAGGTACTTTCAAGTAACAAGGCATCTCGTACAGAGCTTGCTGGCGCATTTAACTTGAAAGATGGCGAGTTAATTAAAGTGGAGAGTAAATCATGAGCTGGCGCTTTAAAGATAAATTAATTTTAGCAGATGCCCTGGGCACCACACTCACAGGCATGCATGCAATTTACGCAAGTGAAGTTGAACTTGCCATCGAGAACGAAAGTGAAAAAGACGAGCTAGAAACAAGCCACAGCGGTGCAAGTCTTGAAACGTTTTACGGTGAACATATCAGCCTTAACTTTAAAACGCCTCTTGCAATGAGTGGCACGGCTGGTAACGAACCTGCCTTTGCGCCCCTATTACTTGCCTGTGGCATGGTGCAAGTCGCTGATGCGAGTAGCGTGACATTCACCAAAGGTGCTGCTGTTGCTGTTAAGTGTTTAGTTCGGTTTGGTAAGAACACGCACTCAATCAGTGAAATGAAAGGCAATGTGAGCTTACAGCTTGAAAAAGGTAAGCCAATGCTTAACTGGCAATTTAAAGGCTTATTTAGTGCACCTATCGCAAGTGCTGCTGCACCTGCAGTGGATTGGGCACGCTGGGTACGCCCTGAAGTACTTGGTGTAAGTAATAGCTCTGACTTTAAGTTAAATGATGTGAAACGGACCCTACATAAGCTTACCGTTGACTTGGGTAATAATGTGGTATTTGACCGTGCCATTAATCACGAAGAAATTATGATCACTGGTCATGAAAGCAGTGCCAACTTTACGCTTACAGCTGAAGAACTGGCAAGCTTCAACCCCTTCGATGATGTTGGCAAAGTGCAGATGTTCGAATTTACGCACGGTACCGCTGCAGGTAAAAAAGTCACCATTATTGGCCGCTATCAAATGCCACCACCTAAATACACAAGCCTTGACTCTGAATTAACAGGCTATGAGTTTGATGGAAAGCTGGTACCCAGTGGTGCTGGTTACGATGAATTAACCATCGTATTTGAGTAATACCATGCGTTTTCAAGCCGTCAACGTCACAAATATCGACACAGGAAGTGTTGAATTTTACACGGTCATTGCAAAGCCAAAGGGAAAAGCGCCAAGTTACTGCAAAGATAGCAGTGGCATTCTTAAATTTAGTAGTCATAAAGCCGCAAAGGATGAGGCTAAACGACTGACTAATGCATATAAGTGAACTTAAAAATGAAATTAAAACTTTTAGAAGAATTGAAAAACGCAACCGCTGAAGCGCCGTTAAATTTTACCTTTGGTGGGTTGCAGTTCAAATTCACAGCGAAAATTAAAATTGTTGATGAAAAAAAGCTTGAAGAACTTACCGGCAAACAAGGCGCGAATGATCAGGAAATTGTTCGTGACTTACTTATTGGCTGGGATGAGTTTGTAGATGAAGGCAAACAAGTGCCCTTTGCAACCGACACACTTGAAGAAATGCTTGCGTATCCTGGTATAACTGCACGGTTAAGTGTTGAGTGTATTAACGCGCAGTACCGTGTACAGGAAAAAAACTAAACGATGTTGCTAGGTGGTTTGTGGGCGACCTAGCAACACAAAGCCAAACATTAGATGACGACGAAGCCCATTTTGGCGCACCAGTAAAGGAAGCGCCTAAAAACGACAAAGACGACACATTATTTGTATTGCCGGCTAATCACGTTGCAGTAATCGCTATAACCACCGCATCGAGTCAATGGCAGTTAGATAATAACGGGGTTGAGTTTGCCCTTGATTATGCCAGGGCTGATATTGCATGGCGCTATGCAAACATAACACTGACCCCACCCGACTTTGACAAAGTACAAACCCTTGAGCGCACCATAATTGGATTGATAAGGCGACCTGATGAGCAACAACTTGAATTTGGCGTTACGCTTACGTTATGACGGTAAAGCTGTTACTGCAGGTGCTCGCCAGAACGTTAATGATATCAATCGCATTAAAGAAACGGCAAAAGAGCAATCAAAGGTTGCTAAAGACGAGTCTGCAAAGCAAGTTGATAGTTTCAATAAAACAACTTCTGCTTTAAACAGAGTCCCCATAGCAATACATGAACAAATACCAGCATATCAACGCGTTGGTGTAAGCCAAGCTGCAGCAATGAAGCAACAGAGTAACGCTGTTCGTAATTACACTAATGAGTTAAATGTTCTTCCCAAAGCAATAGATAAACAAGCTGTTGCAAATGAAAAATCAGTAGTATCTCAAAAAACAACTTCGGCAAAAAATAATGCAAGTGTAAGACAGAGCGTAACCGAATTAAATCGTGTTCCTGAGTCAATTCAGAGACAAGTTACAGCTCAAAATAAAGCTGCGTTATCGTATGCTAAAACAGCTAGACAACAACAGGTATTAACACGAAAAACGGTTACTGACTTAAATCGTGTGCCTGCTGCAATTCAACGCCAAGTTGCGGCCAATCAACAATTAGGTGTAAGCCAAGCGGCTGTGATGCGTCAACAAGGTGCTATGACACGCCAGCTCGGTTTAATGAACACGGCTTACGGCCAATTAGGTGCAACGCTCACTACCCTTGTTAGTATTGGTACCGCGACGATGTTTGTACGTGATACCGGTGCCGCACAACTTCTCGATACTCGATTGAAGGGCTTAACAAGCTCAGTGCGTGAATATGAAAAGGTGCAAGCCTATTTATTTGAAACGTCAGACCGATTGAATACCAGTTACACCACCCTCGCCGATTCATACAGTAAAATATTAACCCTACAAGATGCGGGGGTTGTTACCCAAGAGCAAGGCATTGCAATACTTGAAGGTATGGCCAATGCAGCCGCTAAAACAGGTGCTAGTAATGTACAACTAGGCCAAAGCTTGTTTGGTATGACACAAGGTATGACTGCAGGTGTGTTACGTGCTGAAGAGCTAAACCAAGTCACTGAGCCAATGCCTGGCTTATTACAAAAACTCGATAAAGCAGCTGGTAAAGCAGCTGGCGGTTTTAGACAAATGGTGAACGACGGCCAAGTAACAAGCCAAATGTTCAAAAACTATTTGATCAAAGCGTTAGAGGATTATGCGGGTGCAGCTGAAGCGACTGAAGGCAAGATAAACGCAAGCTTTGCTGAAATGGGCAATGAATACCAGCGCTTAATTCGTAAATATGAAGAGCCAGTCAACTTTGCCGTTACCAGTATTGTTGACAGTATAACTGACACAATGGCTTATTTGCGCGAAAACGAAGAGGTTGTAGACGACTTAGTATTTGCTACAGGCGCTTTATCAACGGTACTAGCTGGGCGTTTAGTGTCAAGCTTGGCTGCAAGTGCGCAAGGGTACATTGCAAATGTAGCAGCAAAGAACCAAGCAATACTTGCTGATGCTGCCCTGGCTAAACAAGCTAAAATTAATGCGATTGCTGAGCGAGAACGCGCCTTATACGAAAATGCAGCGGCAAAACGCCAACTAACTGCTGCATCTACTGCTGGTACACGTGCAGCGGCCATTACACGTTTAGCAGCAACAAACAATAGAGCTGCCGCCTCTGAAGCGAACCTTACTGCAGCGACTAATGCCTATACTGTAGCTGCGACTAGAGCAACGATTGCATCACGAGGGTTAAATGTTGCCATGGGGTTCTTAGGTGGCCCTGTTGGCGTGATCATGACCGCTGGCCTAGCCCTTGCTTATTTTGCGAGTCAAAGTGACACATCAAGTGAAGCAGCTAAAAAGCTTGAAACAAACCTTTATGATCTATCCTCTGCTTTTGATTCACTTGCGAATAAAAAAGCCACTACACAGCTACGTAACAATCAAAATGAAATCAGTAAATACAGTAAAAATATTGAAGATGCCTATAGCAAAATTGCTGATTTAAAAGCGCAACAAGACCAAGCGACAACTGGGCGTGCTGCCTCTGCCTATAGCCGTCAAATTAGAAGTTTAGAATCGTATATTGAAAAGCAAACAGAGTTACGCGCTAAGTTAATGGACACGGCCACAGAGATTGCTAACTTTGAAAAGAACTTAAGCGAGATTAAGTGGACCACACCTAAGTCTGAGCAACCTGAATCAGCATCTGAATTACCAGAGAATATTAAACGGTTACAAGAGCGCTTAGCAGGTGAGGAAGCAAGGCTTAAGATCAGTTACGACAAACAGCGCCAAATGGTGATCACTGCCCGTGAAAACGATGTTGCTAATAAAGCAAAATACGATGCCATTCTCAAACAGTTAGACTCAAAGTATTCTGACGATGTACAAGCGTTAGTCGAAAAGCGTGAAGCAGAAAAAACTCGTATTCAAAATCAAGCAGAAGAAAAACGAAAAAATGACTTACGCAGAGATCTAGATAATCGTATAGCGATTATCAAAGGATTTGCAGATAGAGAGCAATTAGCGGCCTATAATAATGAGCTACGTGTTGAGCAAGCAAGGCAACAAGCACGAGTTGATGCAAAACGCCGTGCTACTTTAGGTTTGGCCGCTAATGATGACAGAGGCGAACTACAATACAACGCTGATAATCAAATTCGTGATCTTGAACGTCAAACTGAATTAAATGCAGCTGCCGGCTATTATTCTCAGCGTGAAGCTGATGAGGCAGCACACCAAGAGCGTTTATTTCAAATTAAGAACCGCTATGCTGGTGCCCTACAAAGTAACATTGTTGCCTTTGCTAATTTTGAAAAACAAACTGAAGCAGACAAAGCACAGGCTATTGTCGGGTTAGGCGCTGCTACTTTCAAAAGTATGGCAGGTCAAAGTAAAAAGGCATTTAAAGCATACAAAGCATTTGCTATTGCCCAAGCAGTAATCAATACATACCAAAGTGCAACTGGTGCTTTCACTTCACTTGCACCAATCCCTTTCGTTGGTCCTGTACTTGGCGGTATTGCAGCAGCTGCAGCGATTATGCAAGGTATGCAACAAGTCAGACAAATTAAAGCACAACAGCCTGCAGGTATTGCGCACGGTGGTTTAGATTACGTACCTAATGAATCAACCTATGTATTACAACGTGGTGAGCGTGTATTAAGTCCTAAACAAAACATTGAAATTAGCCAAATGGCGCGCCGCTATAACGCAGGAACTGCTGCAGCCAATGATTCAGTAAGTCGAGGTGTTACGTTAAATATAACAAACCAAATTAACGTACAAGGCGCAGCAAATGAGCAAAACGCTCAGCTTATTGGCCAAGACATTGCGCGTGAAGTGGTGGGTGTTGTTGTAGCGAACATTCAAAGTAATGGGGCAATCATTCGCTCTATACGTGGCGCTGCTTAAATCCAAATACCAAAAATAAGATTGTGTTTTACTATCAGTTAGCTATTATAAATACGCTTTACATATACTGTATGTAAAGCGGTTTCCAGCCGAAAGCTACTCCCCTAAATTTTATACTCGTTACCAGTGTTTTACTTAAAGCCTGGTAACAATGACAGTTCCACTTCCCTTACCCAAACGCCCTAAACGCTCTAATTTTAAGTTAGTGCCGAATAGCCAAGTGCATTTAAACAAAGCCAATAACGCCACTGAGGTGTATGACCTAGAAGGTGCTTATTGGGAATTTGAAATTGAATTAGCCAATGTACCTGAGCGTGAAGCGTTGGCGCTTGATGCGTTTATTGCAAGCCTGCGTGGCCAAGTGGGTACCTTTACCCTGTTTGATTACCGTCGCGAGCAACTTGATAAAGACTTTACTGGGTATGTGCGTGGTGAAAACCAAGACGGTAATACGCTGGTTATTGATGGTTTACCTCTAAACGAAACCTTGTTGGTTGCTGGCGAACGTATGCAAGTGGGAGTCGGCCAAAATACAGAGCTTAAAATTTTAACCGGCGATTTGGTCAGTGATTCACTTGGCCGTGCCACTGCCGTCTTTGAATCGCCCCTACGTAAAATCCCTGCTGATAACACCTTAATCACCTTTAAACAGCCTCGTGGTTTGTTTCGCCTTGCGGATAACAACCAAGGCATAGACAGCGCTGAATACAAAAAAGGCATCATCACTAGTTGGAAGATTAAAGGACGGGAGGCGTTTTAATGGAGTCGTTAAACGCAGGGTTACTCGCTGATTTAGCCAATAGTGGCCGCGCCCGTTACATTGTTCGCCTGGCATTTAAAAGCGGTGATGTATTACTGCATACGGGTGTGGGTGAACGTCGCTTTAAAAACTTAACCTGGCACGGCTTAGGCATGCTGGGCACTGTAAGTGAAATACCAGCCAACGATAAAAACGACAGCGCCCGTATTCGCTTAACCCTTCACACACAAGACACTGCCGTACTGGCTGAAGTCGCTGAAAACGACCCCATTGGGCACACCTGCGAAATCTACCTTGTTACTGTAGATGAACACTACCGCGTAAGCCAAAGCCAACTGCTTGAAAGTGGTTACATTGTGGCATGCGATGTAGAGCGTGGTGCTGTATCACAAGTGCAATTAAGTGTGGCAGGTGAAAGTGAGCGCTGGAAAGAATCACGCTTACACCAGCGCTGGAATGATGCGACACAACGCGCCCTCTTCCCTGATGATGCTTTTTTCAGTGAGCAAGCGTCTGCCAATAAACAAAACCTACCTGACACACAACCTGGTAACTACATAGGGAATAAACGCCGTGAACGCCACCGTTAAACTAGCCGCCTTTATAAACCAACGTAATTGCATGCCGTTTCAGTGGGGCAAAAATGATTGCTGCCTACTCGTGGCTGATTGGATTCGCTTTGCGACAGGCCAAGACGTTGCTGCAGATTTTCGTGGTAAATACCGCTCTGAGAATGGTGCATTTAAACAACTCTTTAAACGTGGTTTAAACGATGTTCAAAGCGTGTTTAAAGACCGTTTAAACCGTGAAATTCCTATTGCGTATGCGCGCCGTGGTGATTGCGCCCTTGTTGAATTTAACGGTGAGCTTGTTGGCGGAATTGTGACTGTTAACGCCGTTGTATGTGTTGGCGAAAATGGGCTTGTGACTAAACCTATGAGCTGCGTAAAAGCGGTTTACCCATTGGAGCCGCGTAATGTCTAAAGTTGTCGATACCGTTGTAGACACAGGTGGCGATTTATTCGGCATCGGTCGTAGTATCTTTGATAAGACCGTGGGCGCACTGTGGGATTCGCTCACCCCTGATATACCTGAAGAGGACCTTGCAACACTTGCTAAGGGCTTGCAAAAAGGCATAGACCAACCGCGCCGTATCACTTTTGGCCGTGACCGTGTTGGTGGTGTTATTGCTCACCAAGCTGAAGTTGAGCGCGATAAAAAGAAATTTGTTCAAATGGTGGTGCTCATTAATGGTGCCCCAATTGATGCCCTCGAAGAAATCTACATTGCTGATAAGCCGCTTACTGAGTACCCAAGCGAAAGTTGGGACTATGAATTAAGTGATGGCCGACACACAACCGCGAACAGTAAAGCCGTTGCTAAAATGGCAGGTTGGACTGCTGAACACATCGGGTATGGCCAAGCACACATTTTTGTTGAGTTTGAAAATAACCGTGAAGTGTTCCCTGATGGTATTAGCGATACTGAGTTTTTAATTCGCGGTGCCCGGGTGTGGGACCCGCGCGATACAAATCAAGACCCTGATGATGAAACCACCTGGCTTTGGTCACAAAATGCCGTGTTATGTGCCCTGCACTATGTACGCTTTTACGGGGCGCATGAAGTCCCTTTTGAGCGCTTACCCCTTGAATGGTGGATTGCCGCTATTAACGTATGTGATGAAGAGGCCGAGTTTACTGATAAAGACGGTAATGTCACGACTGAGCCACGTTATACAACCAATGGCAGCTTTACATTCACTACTAAACCCCTTGATGTATTAAACCAACTTGAAGCCTGTTTTGCGGGTAAGATTTTTCGCCAAATGGGCCAATGGTATGTACGTGTGGGGGCATGGTATGGCAACCCGACATACACAATTAATTCAGATGATGTTCACGGTAACATTAAGATTAAGTGGCATGCGGATTTACGCGACCGTGCAAATGTTGTTCGCGCTACATTCACCGACCCAGAGCAGAACTACGAACGCACTGATGCGCCGCCTGTGATATCAGCCGCATACCAGGCACGTGATAATCAGGTATTAGAAAAGTCGATTACCCTGCCTTTTGTTAGAAGCAGTACGACAGCACAGCGCTTAGCCACCATACACCTTGAACAAACTCGCTTAGGTGAAATTGAATTACCCCTTAAGCACAAAGGTTTGGCTGCAGCTGTTGGTAGAACCGTTTACTTAAACTTACCTGGTGAATCGATTACCAATAAAATCTACCGTGTCACAGAGCGCCGTTTTCGTTTAGATGGCGGCGTTACTTTAATGTGCATTGAAGATGGCCCAGGCTTGTGGGGTGATAACCTAATACCAGGCACACAAGATTTAACACCAAACAGTGATTATTTGGTGGGCCGCCCACAGCCCATTTTTGATGTACGGGTGACAATTGATGGCGATGGAAACGGCATTGTAAAATGGAACCACCCTACACCGCTTGCTGTGCATGAATACGATGTTGAGTTTATTAATACATCATCAACAGAGCCTGTATTTAAAACAACGGTAACTTACACACAAGTCACTATCCCTAAGCTGGCGCTTGGTGAATACACTGCTCGTATTAGCGCTAGAAATATTTTTGGCCAACGCTCTGATACAGTCGGTGTGCAGTTTAGCGTACTTACCCCATCGATACCGGTTGTGCATGTACTGGCTGATTACAATCAAATCACCCTGACAGCCGAGCTTGCTGCAGCAGGCATTGGTACCCAGTTTGAATGGGAGTTCTTAGGGACTACAGCACAGCCGCAATCGGGTGAACGTGTTTTAGCACAGATTTATAACCGCATTGGGTTGAAGAGCGAAACCGAATACAACTTTAGAGTACGCAGTGTGAACCACTTAGGTTCATCCGCGTGGGTGGATGTATCGGCCACCACAACGACAGTCGACTTAACTGAATATATCAACGAGCTTCCCCTTACGCGTTTAAGCCAAGAAGCACAAAATTTAATTAACGATATTAATCAGCAAGTCGACCGTTTACGGCCTGAGACTGAGAATAACTTACCGTCGCTTATTGCTAAGAATATTGATGCAATAACAGGGCTTAATGAAAAAGTTGAAGTTCTCGATCCGGAAAACCCGAACGGCTTACCTTCACAGATTAGTGAAATTGTTGAAGTTGTAGACATCATCAATGCGGACAATCCGAATAATATTCAAAGCCAATTAGAGCAGTCTAATTCAAAGATTACGAATTTAGAGCGTGTTACAGAAGTTCTAGATGAAAGAGACTCTGACTCATTACCAGCTTTAATCAAGATTAATCAAATTGCTATTGAGAGACAGCGATTAGAACAACAGGATGTTGGTTTAAGCTTACTGAACGTAACTTCAGCTTACACAAATTGGCGTAATGAGTATGAACGCAGAACGCTAGATAATGAGAACTTAATTGATGCAGCGGTGTACGTCGATCCGGAAACAGGCACGATTGTTAACCGCGCTTATGCCTACACCGATGAGAGCTTTAATAGTGCCCAGATACTTATCGAGGGCGCGGAAAGCAAAATAACATTAAACGCCGAGCAAATAGCCTCGTCACAGAATCGTATTTCTAAAGCTGAGGCCTCTATTGTTCTTCAAGCGGGACAAATAAAGCAACGAGCAACGCATGCGGAGGTAGATGGCCAAATAGCAGGAGCGTTGGCGGCGTTACAACCAGCGTATAATTGGCAGTTCAACACAGGTTCTGAAGGCTTTACAGGTATTGATAGTCACAATGCCCTTGGCTATATCGTGGCCACAAACCAAGTTGTTTCACCGGCTATTAGCTTTAATGCGGGTGAGAATCCAATGTTTCGACTGCGTGTTAGAAAACATGTAGGAGCAACATGGAAAGGTAATATTAAGTTCAATAGTGGAACCTCAACCCTTCACTTACCGGAACCAACGTCCGACGATTGGGAAATTTTAACCCTTGATGCTACGGGTACAGATTCCTATACCGGTACCATTAATAGCTTAGAGTTTGACCTTGGATCTTGTGATATTGATTTTATTGAAGTTGGTAAACGTGGCGCTAATGATTTAGCCCTTGCCGATGTCACTTCTCGTACAACATCTATTGAAAACG